CCGGACCGCGCTGGCCCGGTACATGGTTTGGGACGTCACTGTCGAGGGCGGCCAGCCGGAGGTCGACAAGTTCATCGAGGGCCGCGGTGGCACGCACGTCCCGCCGTCCGGGTCGGTCGAGGTGCACAACTCCTCGGTGACGTGGAAGCCGCAGACCGTCTCGTCGGGTGCGGCCGAGGACTCGGCCGCGAACCGGTCGGTGCTGACGAACATCGCCTCCGGCACGGGCCTGGCGAAGACGTGGCTGGCCGAACCGGAGGACGCCAACCGGGCCACCAGCTTGACGATGGCCGAGCCGGTGCGGCGCCGGGTCGGCGGAATCCAGAAGACGTGGCTCGCGCAGGAGACCGAGCTGGTGCGGTACGCGGTCGACCGGGCGGTGGCCGCGGGCCGGCTCCCGGCGATGGTGGAGGCGACCGATCCGCGCACGGGAGCGGTCACGCAGATCCCGGCGTCGCAGGCGGTCATCGTGACCGGCCCGGAGATCGCCGCGTCGGACTCGCAGTTGACCGCGCAGGTGCTGCTGAACCTGTCGACCGGCCTCGAGAACCTCGTCAACATCGGCGCCCTGTCGAAAGGCGCGGCGGCGACGGCGGCGCGGAAGGCGTGGGAGGACTACGTCGGCGTGCCGTACGTGCACGAGCTGGACACCCCGGATGCGAACCCGGACGACGTGGCCCAGGTCGTCGAGGAGGCGCTGGTCCGGGAGGCCCGCAAGGGCAAGGGCGGCGAGCAGCTCAAGTCGTACTGGACCAAGGGCGCCGGGCTCAAGAAGTGGATCGATCACCCGCATCCGTGGACGGCGCTGCGCGATCACCTCGCCAAGTACATGAGCACGGATCGGGCGGACCGCACGGCCAGCGAGTGGTACCACAGCGTGCTCGGCATCTGGCCTGGCGAAACCAAGGGCTCCAATCCCGTCGGACCGGGCTGAGAGGAAGGCAGAGATGAGCGAGATCGAAGAGATCGCCCAGCGGCTCGGCATGAAGCAGAGCGAGATCACCGACGTGGTCCCCGTCGCTGACGGCGAGGCGGTGCAGACCCACGACGGCCAGTGGACGCTGATCCGCAACAACGGCGAGCTCGAGTTCATCGGCGAGCTGGCCAACGGCGGAATCGTCAAGGGGAAGCCCGTCCTCGTCGGCGAAAGCGACCCCGAAGAGGTCGTGGTGCCCGAGGGCGGATCCGTGAAGCCTGCGCCGAAGCGGCGGTCCAACCGGTGAGCTGGATCGACGAAGCGGCCGTACTGGTCCGCGAGGCCGCCCCGGACGACGCGGACGAGATCCTCGCCGCGCTCACCGAAGCGGTCGACGACGTGGACCTCGACGACGACCAGGTCGCTGAGGCGGTCGAGGCCGTTCTGGAGTCCTGGTACGAGGACGAGGACGATGACCGTGACGCGGCGTCGGTCTGGCAGGGCGAGCTGCACCCGCGCGCCGCGGCCGGCGCTGCGGGCGGTGGCCAGTTCACCTCGGGTGGCGGCTCCTCGTCGAGCAAGTCGGGCTCCAGCAAGTCGACGTCGAAGAAGTCGGCCGGCAAGAAGAAGCGCACGGGTGACGACGGCTCGCTGTCCTTCGACGCGAAGTCCGGCCGCGGCGCCGGCTACGGCCGCAAGGGCGGCGACCCGCGGGTCAAGAAGCTCCAGTCGGCGCTGACCCGGCTCGGGCTGACGGACTCGCGCGGCAAGAAGCTGGTCCTCGACGGGAAGCTCGGCCCGAAGACCACGCAGGCGATCAAGGCGGCGCAGCGGCGCCTCGGCCTGCCGGCCGACGGCAAGGTGACGCCGAAGCTGCTGGCCAAGCTGGTCGCCGCGAAGTCCCTGCCGACCAAGAAGGCCGCACCCGCGAAGAAGGCCGCCCCCAAGGCGCCCGCAAAGGCCCCAGTGAAGGGCAAGGCACACGAGGCGATCGACGGGCAGCGATCGACCGGCGACACCCGGGAGATCCTGAGCCGGGCGGTGACCGAGTGGGCGAAGGTCCAGTCGGAAAGCAGCTACGCATGGGGCTACGTCTGCGACTTCACCGACGGCCTGGTCGTCTTCGAGTGGGACGGCAAGACCTGGCAGGCCGACTACACCCTCACCGAGACCGGCACGACCGGCGAGGCCGAGCTGGGCGAGCCGACCGAGGTCGTCGCGCAGACCTGGTACGTGCCGGCCGCCGGCGGCGACCCGACCATGCCGGCCGTCGACGAGGAAGACATGCTGGACGGCGGCGCGGACGAGACCACCGAGTCGGTCGAGGTGGCCACGACCGAGAGTGTCGAGCGGATCGACGGCCGGGTCCTCGAGGGCAAGGGCACCGACTCTGCCGGCAACAGGATCTTCGGCGTTCGGATCATCGCGGCCGGCGACTCCCTCAACGGCCGACGCTACCCGGCGAACGTCCTCGAGTCGGCGGCGCCGCTGTACGAGGGCGCGAAGGCGTACGACCACCACCGCACCGCCGAGGAGCTGCGCTCGTCGACGATCTCCGGGCTGGTCGGCTACTACCGCAACGTCAAGGCCAGCAGCGAAGGCCTCGACGGCGATCTGGTCCTGCTGCCGTCGGCTTCGCACACCGCGGAGGCGCTGGACGCGACGATCACGGCGCAGGACGAGGGCCTGCCGCCGCTGGTCGGCATCTCCCACGACGCGATGACGGTCATGAAGCCGATCACCGTCGGCGGCCGCCGCATGCAGGAGGCCACCCGCATCACCAAAGTCAACTCCGCCGACGTGGTCGCTGACCCCGCCGCCGGAGGCAAAGCCACCCGCGTCCTCGCGGGCGGTATCGATCCCGAAGAGAGCAAGGAGTCCGACGTGGCCGTTTCTGCCACCGACGTGCTCGCCGCGCTGAAGACCGCCACGCCCGAGGACCTCGCCGCGGTCGGCCTCCAGCGCTCGAGCGAAGCCGCACCCCCGCCGGCGCCCGAGGGCCTGGACAAGGCCTCGTTCCTCGGCGGCCTGATGATCGAGCGGAAGGTCGAGGCGGCCGGCCTGCCCGCGTCCGTCACCCCCCAGCTCGCCGCGACGTTGCCCGACCGGTTCACCGAGTCGGCCCTCGACGCGCAGATCGCTGCGCTGCAGAGCGTGCTCGGCGTCGCCGAGCGTTCGGGGCTGGCCCCGACCCTGACCGCCCAGGTCACCAAGGAGTCCCGAGAGAAGGTCGTCGAGGGCCTCGACAAGATGTTCGCCGGGGACTACTCGGTCTTCCGGTCGTTCAAGCAGGCGCACTCCGCGTTCACCGGCTACCGGCCGCGGGTCTGGGGTGAGGACGAGAACCGCGTCGTGATGCGCGAGTCCATCGGCTCCCTCTACGACTCGGCCGACCGATCGACGGAATCCATGTCCACATCCTCGTGGGCCGAGGTCCTCGGCGACTCGATCACCCGCCGGATGATCGCCGACTACAACCAGCCGTCGCTGCAGTCGTGGCGGCAGATCGTCTCGGACATCGTGCCGGTCAACGACTTCCGCACCCAGCGCCGCACCCGAGTCGGCGGGTACGGCACGATTCCGGTCGTCAACCAGGGGGCGCCCTACCAGCCGCTGACCTCGCCGACGGACGAGGAGGCCACCTACGCGATCGAGAAGAAGGGCGGCACCGACGACCTGACCCTGGAGATGGTCGCGAACGACGACCTCGGCGCCGTGCGGAAGATCCCTCAGCGTCTCGGCCTGGCCGCGGCCCGCACCCTGCACAACTTCGTGTGGGACTTCCTGGCCACGAACCCGACCCTGTACGACTCGGTGGCGCTGTTCCACGCCACCCACGCCAACACCACGGCGGTCGCGCTGTCGCAGTCCAACCTGTCGAGCCTGCGGCAGAAGATGCGCGACCAGACCGGCTACGGCGACACCAGCAACATCCTGTCGCTGGTGCCGAAGTTCCTCATCGTGCCGAACGAGCTGGAGGAGCTCGCCTTCCAGATCTGCACCTCCGCGGTCGCGATCCCGGCCACCCCGGCCGGCCCGACGGACACCCCGAACTTGCACCAGGGCATGACCCCGATCGTCGTCGACTACTTCACCGACGCGAACGACTGGTACGTGACCGCCGACCCGGCGCTCTGCCCGACGATCGAACTCGGCTTCTATCAGGGCCGCGAGCAGCCGGAGCTGTTTACCCAGGCCGACCCGAACGTGGGCAGCGTGTTCAACAGCGACACGATCACCTACAAGATCCGCCACATCTACAAGGGCGCGGTCATCGAATACCGCGGCATGCAGCGCGGCACCCAGTGATCTGATGCCGCCCGGGCAGTGCGCCCGGGCGGCCCCTCTGCTCCCCCCGTTCGAGCCCGAGCCCACAGGAGAGACGTCCATGCAGTTCAAGGAGCTGGGCGGCACCCTTCAGGTGACCGCCTACGTGCCGAGCCAGGCCACCCTCGGCACCGACGACGACTGGCCGGTCTGGCAGGCGCCGGCCAAGGTCAAGGTCACGTCGGTGAACTTCGTGCCTTCGGCCGCGGTTACCGCCAATGCGACCCACTACTCCGTCTACACGCTGACCCGGTACACGGCCGGCGCGTCGGCGACCACGGTCGCCACCCGTTCGTGGGCGGCCACCGACTCCGCCGCCGAGACCCCGGAGGCGATGACCCTGTCGGCCACCGCGGCGAACCTGCTGCTGGCCGCTGATGACCACCTGGCGGTCGTCAAGACCCACGGCGGCAACGGCCTGGTCATCCCCGACGGCCTGCTGGTGGTCCGCTTCCAGATGGCCGGAAGCTGACGTGACCGCGCAGGCCCGGCCGATCAACGTCACGGCGACGGGCACGGTCTTCAACGGGCCATGCTCGTACCGGGGCTTCTCGATCGCGTCGACCGCCGGCGCGGACGTGGTGATCTACGACAACACGTCGGCGTCCGGCACGGTGCTGGCCCAGTTCACCCTCGCGGCCAAGGGGTTCCAGCACGTCGACGTGCCGGCGGGCGCCCGCTGCGAACTCGGTATTCACCTCACGGCCACGGCGGCGATTCAGGGGCACGTGAGGACCGGATGAGCACGCTGACCCGCATCGCGAAGAGCACCGCGGGAACCCTCAGCGCAACGTTCCTGGTGGACGAGGTGCCGACCGACGCGACCGGCTCGGTCACGTACGCGGTCGTCGACGCGGCCGGCACCTCGGTCACCACGGGCACGGCCACCCATTCGGGCCTGGGCACGTACTCGTTCGTCCTGGCCGCTCAGTCGGCGCTGGCCGCCCTGACGGTCACCTGGTCGGCGACTGTGGCCGGGTCGTCCACGACGCTCACGACGTACGCGGAGATCGTCGGCGGGTTCTTCTTCACACTGCAGCAGGCCCGGAACTCTGACGAGGTTCTGGCCGACAACGAGGACTATCCGACCGCGGACCTGGTCGGCGGTCGCCTCGAGGTCGAGGTGGAGTGCGAGAACATCTGCGACCAGGCGTTCGTGCCCCGCTATGACCGGGTGGTGCTCGACGGCACGGGCACGAGCAAGCTGGTGCTGAAGCACTCGGCGCCCGGCCGCTCCGTCGCGTCGGTCCGCACGATCCGGTCGGTGAAGATGGCCAACGCCCCGGACGGCACGTTCGTCGCGTTCACCAGCGGGCAGCTGGCCGCCCTGGATGTCACCGACGACGGAACGGTCATCCGCACCTCCGGCGACATCTTCACCGAGGGCCGCGGCAACGTGATCATCGAGTTCGAGTACGGCCTCAGCTCGCCGCCGGTCGACCTGGTCCGGCAGGCGTTCGTCCGGCTGCGGACGGTGCTGAACATCCCGAAGTCCGGCGTGCCGGACCGGGCCAGCTCGTTCACGATGACCGACGGGGGCACGTTCCGGCTCGACATGCCGGGCCCGTTCAAGACCGGAGTCCCGACAGTCGACGCCGCGTACGGCCGCTACTCCCGGCGCTCCACCGGAACCGGGTCGACCGGCCGCGCTGTCCCGGCGTCGCGGACGCTGACCTACGCGCCGCAGCGCGGCGCCATGTTCCACGGGACGCCGCGGTGAGCGGCATAGCGGCAGCCGCGAAGGCGGCCCTGGTCGGCGAGTCCGGCGTCCTGGCTCCGCTGATGCCCGCCGGAGTGAAGGTCCACTATTCGCTGCCTCGCGACATTCCCCGCGAGCTCGTCTACGGCGGCGCGATGGTCGGCCCGGTCGAGCTGAAGGCGATGGCGGCCGGCGGCCGGGTGAAGCGGTCCGAGGACATCGCCCTGAATCTGCACGTGCGGGTCTACCTGCCGAACGGCACCACCGAGGCGGCCGAGGCGCGGGCCGCGGCGATCTGCGACGTGATCACGGACTACATCGCCGCGAACTGGACCCTCGGCATCGACGGCCTCAAGAGCGCGCGGGTCGTCGCGGTCGACATGGGCGAGCCGTGGACCGACGACGACGGGGTCGGTTCGGCGCCCACCATCGCCGTCAGCCTCATGACCTACAAGACCTGAAGGGCTCCAGCGTGGAGATCAAGTTTTGCAAGAACGAGGACGGCCGGATCGCGATCGGCACCGGGAACCGGCCGATCGAACACTGCCGCCTCTGCTACGTCGAGACCTACGGCCCGGAGATGGTCGAGGTCAAGGTCGTCATCCCGTACCGGGACCTCGGGATCGACCGCGAGGCGATGGCGATCGCCTGCGCGAAGACGGGCGAGGACCGCTACGCCGGCGACACCGCCTGGCTCGACCCGGTCGAGACGAACATCAGCGCGCTGGTGTACGCCGGCTTCGTCGAGATCGCCGCGGCCAAGCCGGCCAAGGGCGCCGACAAGGCCACCCGCACCACCGAGGCCTGATCGATGAGCTCGTTCGCCGCGAACAACATCACGACCTGGTTCGGCGGCTACGACATGACCGGCGATCTGAATTCGACGACGCTGGCCATGGAGTACGACGCCCTCGGCGCGGACGCGTTCAAGCCGGGCACGGTCACCAAGCCGGGCCGGGTGCGCGTGGCGGGGCTGGAGTCCGTACAGCTCGATCAGGCGGGGCTCTGGCAGGCGGCCGATGACGCGGTCGACCCTGTCGCGTTCGCCGCGCTGGGCGGCTCGTCACAGCCCGTCAGCAACTCTCCGGATGGCCTGGAGTCGTCGGTCGCGTACCTGTACCGGGTGCGGGCGTTCAACTACGAGCTGTTCGGCCAGGTCGGTGAGGTTGCCCCGTTCCGGCTGACTGCCCAGTCCGCCCGAGGCACCGGGCTGGCGTCGGTCGGCGGAATCCGCGGCCGGGTCCTGAAGACCAAGGGCAACGTCTCCGGCACCGGCGGTCTCGGGTCGGTCGTGCAGGTGGGGGCGGTCGGCGCCGGCCAGTACCTGTATGCGGCCGTACACGTGTTCAGCGCGGGTACCACGATCTCGATGGATCTGGCCAGCGACGACAACCTCGGCTTCACCTCCGGCACGACGCGCGGCTCGGTCGGCCCGATCACGACGACGGGCGGGACCTGGATGACGCGGGTTGCCGGGCCGATCACCGACGACTACTGGCTGTTCAACGTCACGGCGTGCACCGGCACGTTCTCGCTCGCCTGCACCGTGGGCATCAGGTAAGGAGCAATCTGTGTCCGCTTTCGCTCTGACCGACTGCCGGTTCGAGATCAACTCGGTGGTCATGTCCTCGTTCACGACCGGCGTCACGCTCCCGATGGAGTTCGAGGCCCTGGAGGACACCGCCTTCGGCGACACCGCCCGGTCGCGGAAGGCCGGCCTCGAGGATTCGACGCTGGCCGCGCAGTTCAACCAGGACTTCGCCGCGTCCGCGACGGACGTCACCCTCTACACCGCGTACGCGACCCGCGCGCCGGTGGTGGTCAAGGTCCGGCCGACCACCTCGGCGATCGGCGCGACCAACCCCGAGTACGTCGCCTCCTACCTGCCGAACCAGCACAACCCGTTCGGTAACCAGGTCGGCGAGCTGGCCACCACGCAGATCTCGTGGCCGCTGTCCGACTCCGACGGCATCGCCCGCAACACCTCCTGATGGACGTCAGCATCTCCGGCGCCCAGCAGATCCACGCGCTGGCCAAGCGCATCAAGGAGCTGGGCGACGCCGGTCTGGGCCGGGAGATGGCCCGGGCGCTCACGAGGGCGGTCGACCCGATCGGCAAGTCGATCAACCGGGAGGCCGCCGCCGTCGCCCCGTCCGGCTACGAGCCGGTGCTGACCCGCAGCCTCCAGCATCGGCGGTCGGTGCGGAACAGCCGCGCCGAGGCGTCGGTGCGGCTCACCACGTCGGCGAAGGGCAAGCAGGACCTGCGGGATCTGCCGTCGCTCAATGCCGGCCGGCTGCGGCACCCGGTCTTCGGCCGCAGGCGCAGCCCGTGGGCAGTCACCGCCATCACTAGCGGCTTCTACGACCGCGGCACCGAGAAGGCCGCCGACGCGGCCGAGAAGCAGCTGCTGGTCGTGCTCGACGACTTCACGCAGCGCCTGACCGAGGAGTAGCACGTGGCTTTCGACCTGTCGGCGCCGATGCGCTGGAAGTTCACCGCGGTCGACGACGTCGCCGCGTTCGGCGACCGCTGGTGGATGTGGGACGGGCGGGCGCTGATCCGGCTCAAGGGCCGCGAGCTGATCGGCATCGAGGAGACGATCGGCATGTCGATCGCCGACCTCCTCGAGAAGCTCGACCAGCGCACCACGCTCGGCCAGCTCGGCGCCCTGTGGCTCTCGATGCACATGGCCGGCCACGAGGTCGTCTGGGCCGACTTCGATCCCACGGTGTACCTCACCGTCTGGGAGGAGGTCCCGGCCGAGCCCCCTTTGGACTCTGGCCAGGATCCGGAGCCGGACGCGAGTTCCTCGCCGGAGCCCGCGACGGAGTCCGCTACCTCCTAGCTCAGCTGGAGCCGTTCTTCCTCGACCACGGCGTGATGCCGTCGGAGCTGCACAGCTGGACCCTCGACCAGGTCGCCCTGCACCGCGACCATCTCCTGCGCCAGTCGAACGGGAGGTGAGTCGTGTCCGCTCGTCAGCTGATCCTCGAGCTGCTCGCCCGGGACAAGACCGGCCCGGCGACCAGCTCGGCCGCGAAGAACCTCGAGGATGTCGGCGACGCGGCCGACGACGCGGCCAAGAGCACCGAGCACCTCGGCAAGGAAGCGGGTAAGACCGACGGCAAGGTCGAGCGGTACGGCAAATCCAGCCGCACCGCGGCCGGGCACGTCGAGCACCTCGACCGCGAGATCAAGCTGTGCGAACGCGAGCTGCAAAAGCTCGCCGTGGCGTTCGCCGAGGCGAAGACCGCCGCCGACCGGGCCGACCTGTCCAAGGGGATCCGGAACACGCAGGCCGAGCTGAACAAGCTCAAGAAGAACAAGAACGTCCTCAAGGACCTCATCCCCGACGAGCCCGAGGTCAAGAAGCTCAGCTCGAACCTGTTCGCGGGCTTCGGCGACGGGCTCGCCGCCTTGAAGGGCCCGGCGATCGCAGCGCTGGCCCCGATGCTGGGCGGGGTGGTCTCCGCCGCGGTGATCGGCGGCGCCGGCGTTGGCGGCGTGATCGGCGGGGTGCTGCTGGCCTCCAAGGACCCGCGTGTCCAATCGGCCGGCAAGGCGCTCGGCGAGAACATCTTCGGGCAGCTGAAGAAGGACGCCGATGTCTTTGTCGGCCCGGTGCTGAAGAACATCACGAAGATTCAGATGGCGTTCGGCGGCATGAACGACAAGATCAGCTCGATCTTCTCCGGCTCGTCCGGGTTCCTCGATCCGCTGGTCGACGGCCTGCTCGGCGGGGTGAAGGGCATCCTCGGCGGAATCGAGCAGCTGGTCACCAAGGGCAAGCCGGTCATCAACCAGCTGGGCAAGACGTTCACCCAGATCGGCAATGCGACCGGGTACGCGCTCAAGACGATCGCCGGCGGCAGCGACGCGGCCGCCCACGCGCTGGGTGATCTGTCGGAGGACATCAGCACGGTCATCAAAGGGGCCGGCTGGCTGGTCCGCGGGCTCACCGAGTTGTACGGCGTGCTCTCCGCCCCGAACCGGGCGTTCACCGACTGGCTCACGAAGTACATCACCGGGGTCGACAAGGCCACCGCGGAGACCTCGGTCGCCGGTGCGATCGCGAGCACCTTCGCCTCGGTGCAGGAGAAGCTCGCGAAGACCACGCTGTCGACCGCCGAGGCGGCCGGCAAGGCCGGCCAGCAGATGCAAACGTTCGCCGATGCGATGGACGAGGCGGCGAGCAAGGGCCGCAACCTCTACGACTCGCAGACCGACGTCGCGCAGGCGTTCGCGGACGCGCAGAAGGCTGTCGAGAAGAACGGCAAGACGCTCGACATCAACAGCGAGAAGGGCCGGGCCAACCGTAAGGTGCTGTCCGACGTCGCAGGCAAGCTGGTGAGCACCTACGACGCCTACGTCAAGGTGAACGGCGAGGGCGCCGCAGCCGGCAAGATCGCCGAGGACAACCGGGCCCGCTTCGTGAATCTGGCGCGTCAATTCGGGCTTGGCAGCGCGGCGGCCAACGACCTGGCCGACTCCATGGGCCTGATCAAGCCGAAGTCGGTCGACGTGCACGTCAATACGCACGACGCCGTCGGCCGGGCCAACGCGGCCAGGGACGCCATCAACGGGATCCACGGCAAGAACGTGAACGTCAACGTGTCCGTGACGGGGCTGGAACGACTGGACGCGGCCGGCCACCGTATCGGCGGCTTCCGGGCTTCCGGAGGTTCGGTGTCGGCGGGCAAGGCGTACATCGTCGGCGAGAAGCGGCCCGAGGTGTTCGTGCCGAACCAATCCGGCACGATCATCCCGTCGATCAGCAAGTTCACCGGCGGCGGCATGGCCGCGGCCGGCGCCGGAGCGACCCTGACCCTCGACGTGCGTGGCTCGGACACGGTGATCGGTCAGGTCCTCCTCAAAGCGCTGCGGACCAATCCGTCGTTCGCGGCCGCGGTCGGCCAGTACCTGCGCGTGAGGGCGTCCTGAAGTGGCGTCGTTCCCGTCCGTTCCGCTCCCGATGGTGGCGGGCATCTCGCCCGGCGCGAATCCCATCGACCCGACGCTGTGGAACTTCACCGACGTCAGCGCCGACGTACGCGAGTCCGGCGCGGTCACCATCGAGGTGGGCCGCCGCGACGAGGGCCTGACCGTCGACGCCACCGACCTGCGGGCCACCGTCGACAACGGCACCGGCGACTACTGCCGGACCAACCCGCTCGGCGCCTACTACGGGCAGCTGGACAAGGGCACCCCGCTGCAGATCCGGGTCACCCGGATCGTTGATTCGTTCACCCGCACGACCGCCAGCGGACTCGGGACCGAGCCGAACTCGGGGCTGACGTGGACGGTCACGTCGGCGTCGATCTGGTCGACGAACGGCGGTGCCGCGCTGGCCGCGTTCCCGGCAGCCAACAGCGCCGCGACAGCCATCCTCGCCGACGCGGCCGGGGACGACGTCGACATCACGCATGTCGCGTCCCTGGGAGCGGTGGTCACCGGCGCCGCATGGGTCGACTCGACCGTCGTCCGATACACCGACGCGAACAACTACTACCGGCTTCACCTCGAGTTCGGCCTGGCCGGCGCTCTCGGCGTGAAGATCGCGAAGGTGGTCGAGGGTGCGGGGACCGACCTCACCGCGGTGGTCTCCAC